AACAACTAACAGCAGAAAAAAGAATTGTTAAGTTTTATCGTGGTCAAAAGAAATTGGTTTGGAAACAAACAAGGGAAAGGAATGAAGCATTAGATAATTTTGTTTATGCACTTGCAGGTTATTACATCTTATCGCCAAACATGAATAAAATTAAAAACAAAAAAGAAACCACAGAAGAACAACCAGAACAAAAACAAAAAAGGAATACACTCCTGAATCGCAGACGAAGAAATAATTGGGTAAATAATTGGTAAAAAAAAAGCCACCTGAATAGGTGGCTTCTTTTTAAAATCAAGAATTAGTTATTTGATACCTTTAGCAAACTCTTTAAGAAAAACAGGTGCTAAATGCCCTAAGTTTCTTTTAAGAATAAGTGCCATGTGTTTAGCTTGTAATTCTTGCTCATATTCAGAAACATCAAAATCCATAGAAATTTCCATCTCTATCTTATCTTCTTTTTTTGCGTGATGAAAAACAGCAAAACCATAATTGATATTGTAGTCCCATATTTTATCCCACAAAGTTTTTTCTTTTTTTGTTGGTTTGTTAGTCATAATTTTCTCCTTTTTTATAAATTATACCTATTATATTAATGATTTTTCAGATAATTACAACTATTATTTGCAAATAAATTAAATTAATTTTATTTACCTTTTAATGATAAAATGCTTTTTAATTCTATCTTTTTAGAAGAAATTTTTGTATTTATAGTATGTCCAACGCATTTGACAGAACCAATTATCCAACGCAAGAACCAGACACTATTGTTGTAGGTGATAGATTATTGTGGCGTAGAGATGATTTAGCTGATACTTATCCAACATCTGCTTATGCTCTTACTTATGAATTTCATGAAGATAGTGGTGGTGGTGGCTCACATAAGTTTGATATCACAGCAACAGAAGCTGATGATACTTATTTCGTTGAAGTGGCATCATCAACTACAGCTAGTTATGCTGATGGCGATTTTATCTGGAACGCATTTATTACTAGGACTTCTGATTCACAAAGAATAAGAGTTGATACAGGCAGAACTACAGTAGTTAAAAATTTAGCTAATACCAATGCTGATTTAAGAAGTCACGCAAAAAAATGTTTAGATAATATTGAAGCTGTTTTAGAAAATCGTGCTTCAGTAGATCAATCATCTTTTTCTATTGCAGGTCGTTCTCTTTCAAGAATGTCTGTAGATGAATTACTAACTTTTAGAGATAGATACAAAGCAGAATACTTACAAGAAATAAAAGCAGCCAGAATCAAAAACAAACAAAGGTCTGGCAACACAATAGAGGTGAAATTCTAATGGCTTGGTATGACAGATTTCAAAGAAAACCAAAAAGAAGAAAAGTACCACATATAAGAAAATATCAAGGTGCTAACACAGGGAGATTATTCGCTGATTTTTTACAAACTTCTACATCTGCTGATGAAGAAATTAAAAATAATTTAAGATTACTTAGAGATAGATCAAGAGATTTAGCAAGAAATGACAGCTATGTGCAAAGATATTTAAACCTAATGCAATCTAATGTCATTGGTAATAATGGTATTAGATTATCAATGAAAGCAAGAAATGATGATGGCTCTTTAGATTTAGTAGCAAACAGAATTATTGAAGAAAAATGGCGACAATGGTGTCGCTTGGGTTCATGTACTACTAATGGCAGACTTACTTTTATAGACTGTCAAAAATTATTTATTGAATCTTTAGCAAGAGATGGTGAGGTTTTAATTCGCCATGTTAGTACACAAGACTCTGAATTTGGTTATCAGATAGAATTTTTAGAAGCTGACCATTTAGACGAAACAAAAAACGACAATACTGTTAATAAAAACAAAGTCAAAATGGGTGTTGAAATAAATGACTTTGGTAAACCTGTAGCTTATTACTTATTTAAAAGCCATCCTTTTGATAATCAGTTTCAAGCAGGGCAAAAACATTTACGAATCGCTGCTGATAAATTAATTCACGCATATATTCCAAACAGACCAGAACAAAACAGAGGTGTGCCATTTACTTCATCTGCTATGGCGAACATAAAATTATTAAATGGCTATTTAGAAGCAGAAATAGTGGCAGCTAGAACAGCAGCAAGTAAGATGGGATTTTTTACAAGTCCAGATGGTGATTCATATGTGGGTGATGGCGAAGATGAAGAATATGTGCCAATAATGAACGCAGAAGCAGGTACTTTTGAACAATTACCTTCTGGTATGGATTTCAAGTCTTTTGATCCAGACCATCCAACATCTGCTTTTGAATCATTTAGCACACAAGTTTTAAGAAGTATTGCATCAGGTTTAAACATCTCATACCACGCTTTAACCAATGACCTTAGTTCTGTAAATTACAGTTCTTTAAGAGCAGGTGCATTAGAAGATAGGGAGATGTACAGACTTTACCAAAGATTCACCATAGACCATTTCGTTAGACCTGTATTTGAAAAGTGGCTTGAAATGTCAATATCAAGTGGTGCTATCTCAACATCTCCAAGTACCAACCAACCTTTGCCAATGAGCAGATACGATAAGTTTGCTAATTCTGCAAACTTTATACCAAGAAGTTTTTCTTGGGTTGATCCACAAAAAGAAATGATGGCTTCAATAAGTGGTATGCAATCAGGTCTAGTCACTTTTCAAGATGTTCAAGCAAACTATGGCAGAGATGTTGAGGAGTTATTCGAGCAACACGAAAGAGAACAAAAACTTTCAGAACAGTATGGTATTAAAACAGCATTTCAACCTTTTGGTATGAAGATGCCTGTTGAAGCTGATATACAGGGTGGCGAAGAAGATGGCTAAACCAACAGAAGGCATGAAAGTCGAGGCAGAAAAAGGTCTAGATTGGCGTGAAGAATTTGGTCGTGGTGGCACTAGAATTGGTGCTGTTAGAGCCAGACAAATAGTTGCAGGAGAAAATTTATCAGATGACACCATTAAAAGAATGTATAGTTTTTTTAGTCGCCATGAAGTAGATAAACAAGCAGAGGGTTTTTCATCTGGCGAAGATGGTTATCCTTCTAATGGTAGAATAGCTTGGGCGTTATGGGGTGGTGATGCAGGTTTTACTTGGTCAAAACGCTTGGTTGAAAAAATGAAGAAAGAAGAAGAAAACAGAGCAGTCACAGGTAAAGCTTTAACTATGATAGAAAACAAAGTAGAAGAACATAACGAAGAAGTAGGCGATGTAAAATCTAAAAGAACTACTGTCGGAGTTTTATCAAAAGTTTATGAAAGAGGGATTGGTTATAAAACCAATCCAGCTTCTGTAAGACCTTCAGTAAGTAGTCCTGAACAATGGGCAGCAGCTAGAATTAAAAGCTACTTGTATGCCTTGCGTAATGGTCGCTTTCGTTCAGGAAAGCATGACACAGACTTATTACCTGAAGGGCATCCTTTATCAACCAAAAACAAAGAGGATAAATCTATGGAATATAAAGAAGATAGACATATCCTTAATGTAGAGGAAACAGAAGATACTTATGTAGTATCTTTTGCGAAGCATGAGGATATGATGGAAGATATGAAAGATGATGACAAAGAAATGGAATCACGACCATATCACGATGAAGAAGAAGATGAAGATGAAAAAGAAAGGTCAGAAGAAAGCGATATTGTCTATCGCGCAATAGACTTATCTAGGGCATCTTACATTGATGAAGAAAAAAGACGAGTGAGAATAGGCGTATCTAGCGAAGAACCTGTTGAAAGGGATTTTGGCATGGAGATTATTTCTCATTCTGAAGATGACATTGACACTAGCTTTATTGGTAGTGGCAGGTCACCTTTACTCTTAGATCACGACATGAAAAAACAGATTGGTGTGGTCGAAAGATATGAAATTGATTCTGCAACAAAAAGTGCAAAGGCAATAGTTCGTTTTGGTCGAAGTGAACTTGCAGAAGAAATATATCAAGATGTCAGAGATGGTATTCGTCAAAATATCAGCGTTGGCTATAAGATAAATGGTATGGAACGAATGAAAGAAATGAAAGATGATAGACCTATGTTTAGAGTTAAAACAACTCCACTTGAAGTGAGTGTTGTTTCAATTCCAGCAGATTCTTCATCTGAAGTTGGAGTAGGTCGTTCTCAAGATAAACAAACTAATTTAAAGGTTAAACAAATGACTGAAGAAGTTAAACAAGAAATAAACCTTGATGAAGTTAGAGAACAAACTGTTGTGGAAGCTAAAGCAGAATTTCAAAGAAATTCAAAAGAAATTATGGATTTAGCTGCTAAACACAACAAGCGTGATTTAGCTGACAAGGCAATTCAAGATGGCGTGTCAGTAGAAGAATTTAGAGGAGTGTTATTAGAAAATATAGCTGATGACAAACCTTTAGAAACTGCTGAAATTGGCATGACTAAAAAGGAAGTGCGTAAATTCTCTGTAATGAAAGCTATTAATGCTTTAGCTAATCCTACAGACAGAAAAGCACAAAGGGACGCTGAATTTGAATTTGAATGTTCAGAAGAAGCTGCAAAACACTATGGCAGAACTGCACAAGGCATAATGCTACCACCTGAAGTTTTAAGTAATTGGAACACTAGGGACATGAACGCATCTGACGATGCAGGTATCATTGGTCAGGATTTTAGAGCAGGTAGTTTTATCGATGCTTTAAGAAACGCATCTGCTGTAATGCCATTAGCAACTAATCTAAATGGTCTTTCTGGTGATGTGAAAATCCCTAAGAAAACTGCTGCAAGTACAGCTGCATTTATTAGTTCTGAAGGTGGTGCTGCTGGTGAAAGCGAAATGACTATTGGTTCTGTGACTATGACACCTAAAACTTGTGGTGCTTTCACAGATGTCACTAGACAATTAATGATTCAATCATCTTTAGATGTTGAGAATCTAATTCGTGATGACTTAGCACAATCAATGGCAATTGCTATCGATGACGCTGCTTTAGAAGGTAGCGGCTCAAGCGGCAATCCAACAGGTATTACTAATACTTCTGGAATTAATACTGTTTCTCTAAGTAGTGCTGCTGCACCAACTTTTGCAGAAATGGTTTCTATTGAAACTGCTGTAGCAGTAGATAATGCTCTTTTAGGCGACTTAGCTTATATCATTAATCCTACTAACTATGGTACTTTGAAAACAACTGCTAAAGCATCTAACACAGCAGAGTTTGTCGCTGTTGATGGTGTGGTGAATGGCTATCCTGTAGTGCGTTCTTCACAACTAACTGCAAACAACTATGTTTTTGGAAACTTTAATGATTTACTCATCGGTTTCTTTGGCGGCTTAGACCTAACTGTTGATCCTTATACTAACTCTACTTCTGGTACAGTTAGAATTGTGGCTCTGCAATCAGTCGATGTCGCAGTTAGACACGCAGTTTCATTCTGCAACGCATCTTAATAGATGGTTTTAACAACTGAAAAAGCAGGTGGGTTAATCCCACCTGCCTTTTCTAAAAAGGATAAAAATATGAAATATTTAATAACTAAAGATACTATGGCAAATGGCGAAAAAGTTTTTGCAGGTGATGTAGTAGAACTTTCAGTTGATGAAGGTACTGTTCTTGTTAATTATGGCAAAGCAGAAATATCTACAGGCAAACCAACAGAAACAAAAGACAGAAGTGTAGGTCTTAAAAAATCTGACAAGCCAAAATTGACAAGGCGTAAAAGCAAAGATGTCACTTGAGTTTGATGCAGATTTCGATGGATATTTTGATTCATCCTATGGGCATGGCGTTTCTGCCACCTATACAGTTAGTGGTGGTTCTGCTGCTACTATCAAAGTCATCTTAGAAGATGAATATTTATCTGTGGATGGCTTGTCTGTTGGTGTTGAAAGCAGTACGCCTGTTGCCTATTGTAAAACTAAGGATGTTTCTTCAGCAGGACATGGTGACACTTTAGCTTTTGCTGCTATGACTGATTTAGATGGTAATACCATAAAAGGTGCAAAAACTTATAGCGTTGTAAATGTCCAACCTGATAACACAGGTATTACAGCATTAATTTTACAAGAACAATAATGGCTAATCACATAAGACAACAAATAAGAGAAAGAGTTGGTACGACCTTAACAGGTTTGACAACTACAGGATCTAATGTTTTTCAAAGCAGAGTTTATAATTTACAAGATGCTAAATTACCTGCAATCATAATTTACACAAGGTCTGAGGATTCAGAACTACTAGAAATGGGTTCAACAAGAACTTTACAAAGGAATTTATCTCTAGTGGTTGAAGCTTATGTAAAAGCAAACAGCAATTATGATGACACAATAGATACTATTGCAAAAGAAGTAGAAGCAGCAATGGGTGCTGATGTCACACACAATTCATTAGCTAGAGATTCTTTCCTAGATTCAACAGAAATAAATTATAATGGCGAAGGTGACCAACCTATTGCAGTTATGACAATGGTATATAATATAGGTTATCAAACTACAGAAGTGGCAGCAGATGTCGCTTTATAGAGGATTTTTATTATGGATAAAAATGTAATGGTTTCTCCAGATGGCAAGTCAAAAATTACTGTTTTTGATGCTGATGTAGAAAACCTTAAAGCAAATGGGTGGGTTCTCGAAGGAGAATCTAAAACTAAAACTAAAACTAAAACAGAGGTTGAATAATGGCGACATTCACAGGCAAACAAGGTGTTGTGCAAACAGGTTCAAACGCTTTAGCAGAAGTTAGGTCTTACAGTATTTCCCAAACAGGAGAAACTACAGAATCTACTTCTATGGGCGATTCAGCAAAATCTTTTGAATCTACTTTGACAGAGTTTTCTGGATCAATAGATTTATTTTTTGATGACACAGATACAAGTGGGCAAGTGTCTTTGACAATAGGTTCATCTTTTACTTTGAATCTTGCACCAGAAGGAAGTGGTTCAGGAGCATATAAGTTATCAGGTTCGGCTATCGTCACAGATAAGACAATAACTGCTGCACACGATGGACTTGTAGAAATGACTATTGGTTTTCAAGGTACAGGTGCATTGACTATTGGAACTTATTAATGACTAGGGCAATAGATAATGTTGTTGCTCATTTCGATTCCCAAGAAATAAAAAAAATTGAGGTATCGGAATGGGGAACAGATGAAAAACCTTTAGAAATTTTTACAAAACCTTTAACGCTGCAAGAATCAAAAAAACTTTACAGAATGGCTAACAGTTCTGATTTAGAAGTTATGGTTTATGCAATTATTACTAAATCTTTAGATGCAGATGGTGAAAAGATATTTACTCTTGCAGACAAAGAAAAACTAATGAATAAAGCAGATGTAGCTGTGATCTCAAAGGTTGCAACAGAAATTTTAGGTGCTGTATCTCCTGAAGAAGCACAGGAAAAGTAAAAGCCGATTCTGAGTTATTTGCTTCGTTTGCTCTTGCAGACAGACTCGGCATGACAGTTGAACAGCTTGAAAAGAGCATGACAGTTCAAGAGTTTGTTTATTGGATGGTTTATTTAGAAGAAGTGAATAAAAGGATGCAAAAAGATGGGTAATTTAGGCAAATTAAATATTGTCATATCTGCTGTTAATAAAACACAAAGAGTATTTAATACAGTAAAGAAAGGATTAAATGCTTTAAAAAGTGCTGTAGGCAAAGCATTAAAAGCTTTTGGTGCTTTAACTGCTGTCATTGGTGCGACAGCAGGTGCTTTAACTATTCTTTTTAAAAAATCTTTTGACTATCTTGATGCTATTGGAAAAATATCTAGCCGGACAGGTGCGACTACAGATGTAATACAAGCATTTCAATTATCTGCTTTACAATCAGGTGCTTCTCTCGAAACTGCCAATAAAGCTATCCAAAAATTTGCCAAGATGGTCGGAGAAGGCAGAAAAGGTTTAAAAACTTACACAGATATTTTTGATCGTTATGGTGTGTCTTTGATGACAGCTACAGGCGAAGAAAAAAGTTTTAATGAAGTTTTGTTTCAAATGATGGAAGGCATGAAACAAAGTGGAGATATATTCTTAAGAAATGCAGACTTAGCTTTATTATTTGGTAGAGCAGGGCAAGAACTTACCAATACTATCTTAATGGGTGGCAAAGCATTTGAACTTTATGTACAAAAACAGAAAGAATTAGGTTTAATATTAGATGGGAAAACAATCTCTGCAACAGAAGCATTTAATGACAGACTTACAAGAATAGGTTTCACTTTTAGAGTTATAAGAGATGCCATTACAACTACATTTTTACCTGCTTTGGATAAAATAGCAGAAAATCTTGAAACTAAACTTTCAGAAGTAAATGCTGTCGAGTTAGGCAGAAATATTGCTATAAGTCTTGTTGATGGAATTATATCTTCATTGACAGCATTAGATGAATTTAGGATGGAGTTTCAAACAACTTTTAGATTATTGAATGCTACTGTAAATACTCTGAGTCTTTCTTTAGATGGGTTAGGTCATATTTTTAATTTTTTATCTTTGTTTCTTGGAAGAACAATACCTGACTTTAAAAAAAGATTCCATGAACTTACTGAAAGCACAGGGAAATCATTAAAAGCAATTTTTGGCGAAATTGTACCAAGTGAATCTATAGCTAAAAGCAAAAAAAGATTGGAAGATTTAAAAGATCTATTAAATAAGAATTTAGGCGATGGCGATGGTCAAAATCCAATAGATACAGCAAAAGACAAGTTAAGCGCATTTGAACAAAAGTTAAGACAAATGGTTGCTGATATACAAACACCTTTATTCACATTAAAAGAAAGTTTTACAAGCACAGGTTCAATGATTGGCGATACCATAGTTTCATCAATGAAAAAATTTGAAGATACGATAGTTGATGGTTTAATGAATGGTAAATTTGCTTTCAAAGATTTTGCTAATTTTGTAATAAAAGAATTATTAAGAATAGCTATAAGAAAAATAGTTATAGAAAATCTTGTAAATGCACTCACAGCAGGTTTTGGTGGTCTTTTTACTAAAGGCATGGGTGGTAGCAAAGGACTAAGTAATGCAGCAGCAGGGCAAGTTTTTGAAGGTGGTGGTTTTACAGGTTATGGTTCAAGAACAGGTGGTATAGATGGCAGAGGTGGTTTCCCTGCAATTCTACATCCTAATGAAACTGTTATTGACCACACAAGAGGTGGTGCAGGAATGGGTGTCAATATAACTTATAATATTCAAGCTTTCGATTCAAAAGACACACTAGCTGCAATCACAGAAAATGCACCAACAATTTCTGCAATTATTGAACAACAGTTTAATCG